GCAATCATTAATATCTTTTCTTCTTTTACTGTGAATGGTCTAAACCCTATCTTTTCATCTCTAGAAGGTAAAGTCATCTCATAAGTTGGTACTTCTATCTTTGGTAATGCCATAATATCCTCACTTAATTATTAAAAAAATGGTGGAAATACTCTTCCGCCTGTTAAATCTCCTATTGGTATTCTTCGTTTTAAATCTCCTAGTAAACCTTGTCCTGCTCTTCTTAGTTCAGGTGGTAATATACTTAGTAGTCCACCTAGTAGACCACCGCCTGCATTTAATCTGCCTGGGTCATTTGCAATATACCTATCAAACCCACCATCACCAAGTGCCACATCAGCAGTCTTGTTAATGAAATAGTTTTGCCAATATCTATATTTAAATGTAACAGTAAATTCTATTATATTATTGTTATCGTAACTTAATGCTGGTGCCCCTATACTTACAGGGTAGCAGTCATATAGTTTTACACCATGTGTAACATCATCTCTTGCCTTAGGGTCTTCTGATGAGCCTGCTGAGTTAGCAAATTGTCCTAAATTAAATAAGTCTATATCTGATACATAGTTATCATAAAACTCATAGTTATTTGATAGACTGTTAAAAGCAGACTTTTGCCAAAACTCAAAATACTGTCTTTCTCTTAAATACTTGTCTGCATAAAATGTTGCTGTTAAATCAGCATATGTGTGGTCGGTTACAAAATGTCTAGGGGCGCCTGGTCCTGTTGTAATAGCTTCTGTTGTCATTGTTCTATCGGGCATTGTAATATTTCTACAAAATGCATTTACTCTTTTACCATATTGTAATTGTATTCTTTCGTTTACTGTAGAAAATCCTTCTATCTCGTTAAATGTACCATAGTTACCTGCTAAATCTTCTTCAGGACCTATATCTTCTATTTCATCAAATTCTTTTTGTGTTAATGAGCTGCCTTTTGGTAATTGAAATGAAGCATAATATCTACCTGCTCTACCCAATCCTTCTCCCTGCATGATGTATTGTAACATCTGATTTATTAATGCTGGTTTTGTTGCAATTAAATTAGGATTATCAGGTGCTTGCCCACCTTCTATCTGTCTAAATCTTGGGTCTAATAAAATGTTATCTAATGACCTGTCTCTAGGTATACCTAGTCTAACATCTGAACCAAATATTTTTACTCCGCCTCTAAATATTGCCATTTTTATCCTCTACTTTGTCCGTAAACATAACTTGCACTTCTCTTTTTAAACTGTTGTACAGGTAGATAAACTGCTGTAGGAGCGTCTTGTAAATCTACTCTCATAAAACCTGACCTTACTTGTCTGTACAAATATCTTTTTATTGTTGATTTTACTCTTGCAAGACCACCTACTCTTTGATAACTTACATCTAATCTTGTTGTACTATCAAATTTACTATTTGTAGCAAATCTTTGCAATTGATTTAATAATCTAAATCTAATTACTGGCGATAGATAATGAAAGTTCATACCTAAAAACCCACCTCTAAATCCTTCTAATGGCAATACAAGAGGAAAGGTATCATAATAAGGTAATGTTTCTTTAAACTTTGGGTCATAGAAAAACAAATTTAATCTGCCTAAAGAAGGTCTTTGATTAATCTTACCTTGATTATATAACTTTCTAGCAGTTACAGTATCAGCAATACTTGCTACTGCATTTCTATACCATGTAGATGATTTTCTAGTATCACCTGCTTTATCACTAATCTTGTCAAATATACTTGCCATGATACTATTTATACTAAAAAGGGCATACCTATTACTAGATATGCCCTAAAGTTTACGATAGCGGAGAGAGATACCTCTTATTCTTCTGCTAATTTACTAAAATAATCTAGTGTATCATCACTATCACTAGCAGAAGCCGTAGAGGCGCTATCTTTACTTTGAACCGTACCAGTAGATGTGGATGGGAGGTCTACATTTTCTACTGTGTCGGTAGACTTGGTACCGGTAATTACTCGATTCAGTTTCTCTTTGAGTTCCTCATACGATTTAAAATTATCGGCATCCAAGAATGGTTTTAGAGGATATTGTTTCTCCCATATCGCCTTGATACTGTCATCATTATCAGCGATAGCAGAAACACCCTCAAATTCAGATTTATCATAATTCCAGAAACCATCAACCTTTCTAATTTTCAGTTTGAAGTTTGCACCTTTCCAGAAATCAAATGGGTTTATAGGTGTTTCATCATCAAACTCAGGTTGCATTGCCTCTGTTATCTTATCAAATATTTTTTTACCAAACTTGAACAGTTTTACTTGTCCTTCATTTTCAGGATGTGCTGGGTCTGATACAATAAGCACATTTGAATAGTAAGATAATTTTCTCTTACGATTTCTAGCAATGCCTTTATCTGATTCAACACCTGTATTCCATAGTCTAGTGTTTTCTTCACTAACAGGGTCTTTATGACCTAGTGTAGTTAAACTATTTTCAATATACCAACCACCTGGTCCTTGAAATGCATGAGACCATAATCTAACCCATGGCATATCTTCACCTGATGTTGCTGGCAAGAATCTTAATACTGCATACCCATTACCTGTTTTATCAAGTTCTGGTTTCCACAGTCTTTCATCTTGGTATTTGTTTTGTTTTTTTGAATCCTCAGGATTGAGGTTTTCTTCTAGTGCCTTAGTTAGTTTGTCAAAACCACTAGATGATGTTTTTAATGATTCAAAGTCCATATTATCCTCCGTATTATTGTATTGTTCGTATTTTCGTATTGTAGCAATGCTACATAACTATTTATAACAGTTTCAACCATTATATAACATTTATTTAAGTTTGTCAAGCATGGTTGAGTATGTAATATATTCAACATTTTTATTATTTACCCATAAGTCTACTACACAATTTATAGGGTCGCTAGTACCCACAGGTTTTTCATTTACTTTATAAAACTGTATGTGTTTATATTCAGTAAACAAAGCACCCCATTGTATTTTCCAGTTTTCTGATGGTGTTTTACCATTTTGTTCTGCAACATAATGGTCTGTACCTTTGTATATATTATTTACTAGGTGATTATAACTTTCTAAATCATGACCTATTAAATAAACCTCTTTTAAATCTTTTATTTGTTCTACTGCAATTCTACCACTCGTAGCACCGGCTGCCCACCCTAAATCTTTCTTATAGTTTTCTATCAAGTCTGTTATGTTGTTTGAGTAATCTGGTTGATTAATCCAACTGACATTAATTGATGAATGATTAATCTGTTGTTGTATTATTTCTTTTGTTTTACCATGTGCCTTGCCACTCTTAATAATGTTTGCAAGACCTGATAAGTTAGAACCATGAAATACAAATTCTTCAGCATTTGTTCTTTCGTTTTCAATATGTTTATCATAATAATCTTTTATTTCATCTCTTGTTATTTTATCTACTGCACCATATATCATCATTTCATAATGCATAGAAGGTACTTTTGTCCAGTCTCTAAACCATGCCTCATTCTTTTGACAATAACCACTATTGTATATCTCATGACATATGCCATGGTCTACTGCAACAAGCACATCAGGTGTAAAGTCTCGATACAAAGCATTACAACCATATATCTTACCATGAGGTCTTAACTGTTCTAAATCAAAACCTTTTCTACTTTCACCATTGCCTATGCAAAATGCTTTACTCACTTTTTATACCTGTCACCTTACTGTCTTTAAATCTTAATTTTAATTCTTTTTTTGCTTCTTCTAATGTTAAATTTTTCAATGCATAAACAAATGTTTTTTTGCCATCAATTGTCAAATTATATTTTCTGTATATGCTATCTTCTTTATTTGTAATACTACCTATATCTATTTCGTTTGTCATTTCTTTTTCCTCTTTTTCTTTTCAAGTTTCTTACATGCTTTTTCATATTCTTCTCTATAATATTTTGTAGTCCAGCCATCATTATGACCACTATTCATTTCTAGATAACATATATCTCGCCATTCTTCTGTTGTATATTTCATGCTTCAATGTATACCTCATAAATGTTTAAATACCAATCTGTAAAAAAATGATAGTGTAAAATACCTATCAACATTATTGTTGAACCTACAATATTAACCACTATCAATGACCAATCATTCCATAATATACCTACTATCAACCAACCTGTAATACCTATAAATTGAAAATACATATTATATGGGTATAGATTCATGGCTGTTGTAACTGCACCGAATATCAATACGATACTTGCAAACCATTTTATATACCAATCTAATCCCATAGATATTTTTTCATGTACCATTTTTGAAACTCCGGGTCTTTTTGAAATTCTTCATGCAATTCACTTGCCTCTACTTGACCACTTCTGATACAGTCAGCAAGTAATTGCCACTTTTCTTCTTTTGTATATACCACTTCTTTGCCATCTATGTCTGTAATAATTCTATCTTCTGTCATAGCACACCTACCAATGTTGCAAATATTAATACTGTTAAAAGTATAATGTTAAATACATCTAAATCCATTATGCAAATACCTCTCTTAATATTATTTTTGTTTCTGTTTGATTAAATCTTAAAAACGGTTTAAACTTCTGTGCTTTTTTATAAAAATCAGGCCATACTATTTTATCTTTTATGTTTTTGTTCCAGTCTTTCATAAAATCTAAATGATAATCCATAACTAATAATGTCTCAATAGATATCTTCTTACCTATAGCAAGTTTTAAAAGTCTAGGATGTTGACCATCATCTACTCTAAAAACACTTTGATGAGAAGCTATTTTTGCAATCTCATTTACCTCTTGTTTTAACCAGTAATTAAAACCCTCTTTACGCTTTTTATATTGCAAATATGTATCATGACTATCTCGTTCTAATAGACTACCAGACCATGCCTTGTTTTTCTTTACAAAATTTGCAATCATAAAATCATCAATCTCATCTTGATTATACTTTACACTTAGTTTATGAAACATATATCTGTCGTTTCTTTTTGTAAATGTTTCTAACTTAGTATGCACCATGCCACTATGTTCTGTATAATCATACTTGTCTGTGGTAAAATGTAGTTTATACGCTAGATACTTTCTGTAAACTGCAAAACCATCATATGTCATAAAGGTAGTTTTCCTCCTTTCTCAATCAAATTAAGACCTTGTGCCTCTATTGTAATTTTTTCTTTTAGACTTTTAGAAATGTATCTGCCTACTTCTGCTGGGTCAATAGTATTTTCATCACAATAATGCAAGATGGCATCCATGTAAGACATGTCGCCATTGTTTCTTTTGATTTCTTCAATCTTTAAACTAAATTGTTTAGCGTTCATAATATAAAAATCTTGGGGTGTATTTCTGTGTGCCGAGCATACACCAAGCTCCGGCACTTCTTAAAGTGGTAGAGTGCCTAAACTATTTAACCTCTTGTAATTGTGGATTAACTGTGTCATAAAAAGTCCTTATTGCATTTTGCAATTCTTCTTCATAATCTTTCGGTTCTTTCACAAATGCTTTCATTGAACCATCTTCAGCAGCCATCAAGACTACTATTTGTTCTATTGGTTCATTAAATGTTTCGTTGTACATAATTGAATATGCTGTACATTGTAGGAAATAGTTTTCTACCCACTCCTCGATTCTTTCTTTATTTGCTGTTTTAAAATCAATAACTGATAGTTTACCATTGTATTCTGCAACACAATCTACTTGACCTGCAAGTGTCAAGTTTTTACTATACATGATTTCTTCTACTAATCTAATGTTATTAATTTGGTCTAGATAGGGTTTCATTAATTTAAATAACCCTAATGGTAACACATCACGAATGGATGGTGTCTCGTTCTTCATATATTGTTCTACTAATGTGTGTAGAGATTTACCTCTGTTTGCACATCTTCGCATTTCCCAATTGGCAACATCTTCACCAATTGACTTACGCCATTTTTTAAGTCCTTCAGATTTTCTCATGCTCAATACTGAAGTAACAGACGGATAGTTTACACCGTCTATATCATAAAATCTGTAATCACCGACTTTCTTACCTTTTGTTTTAGGTAATACTGTCTTATCAATATCTGTATGTATAAATTTCATATTTAATTCTCTATTATTTAATCTACCTATTATATAACAACCAGCAGAGAATGTCAATGCTGGTTGCTACTATTTAGTTATTTAGGATATACTGAAGGTGCCTTTACAGATGATTTTGTAAACTCTGGATAAGCATCCAGACCACATTCAGATACATCAACTCCTACTTCCTCATCATCATCAGATACTCTTACACCCCATGTTAGATGTATTGCATACCAAAATAATGAACTGACTACGAAAGTCCATAAGAAGATTACAACTATTCCGTATAACTGTGCTGATAGTGTTCCTGTAGTAAATACTACTGCAAGTAATCCCCATATACCTGCTGTTCCGTGTGCTGATATGGCACCTACAGGGTCATCTAACTTCATTCTATCTAAAGCGATGATTGAGAATACTACTAATAAACCACCAACTGCACCTATTATTGTTGCAAGTCCTGGTGTTGGTGCTAAAGGTTCTGCTGTTATTGAAACTAGACCTGCAATTGCACCATTAAGTGCCATTGTTAAGTCTGATTTACCGAATAATACTTTAGATACAATTAATGCACCCATAACGCCCCCAGCGGCAGCCAAGTTTGTGTTTACAAATATTTTCGATACTGCATTTGCCTCTGCAACATTTGATACAATTAATTCTGACCCACCATTGAATCCGAACCAACCTAACCATAGTATAAATGTACCTAGTGTTGCAAGTGGTAAGTTTGCACCAGGCATAGCGTTTACTTTGCCGTCTACATATTTACCTTTTCTTGAACCTAGTACAATAACACCGGCAAGAGCCGCTGTCGCACCACATAAGTGAACTACACCTGAACCAGCAAAATCTAAAAATCCTGCCTCATCTAGGAATCCACCACCCCATTTCCAATAACCTTGAATAGGGTATATGAAACTGGTCATTATTACACAAAATAATAAAAACGGCCAAAGTTTCATTCGTTCTGCAACTGCACCTGATATAATCGAACATGCTGTTGCTACAAATACAACTTGAAAGAAGTGGTCTGCCATGTATGAATAATATACATCGCCACCACTAGCAAGTACTGCTTCTGTTGTATTATCTTCACCTAGAAAGAATAATAATTCACCTGAGTACATTATATTATATCCTATAATCATATAACATAAACATGCTATTGAGTATAGTGCTATATTTTTTGTAAGGATTTCTGTTGTGTTTTTAGCTCTGACAAGACCAGATTCAAGCATTGTGAACCCAGCGGCCATCCACATAACAAAAGCACCCATTACAAGAAAATATAGCGTGTCTAGAGCATACGATAACTCTACTACTGTATTTTCCATCATTTACCTCTTGTTTTTTAAGGTGAGCAATCTCACCATTGTTAATTATAGTCAGCAACCTGACTGTCTTATCATAATATAGTTTTCAAATCTTTTAACTTCTCGTTAATTTTAGCACTTTATCAATTTGTGCTTTTATAATAGGTGCCCTATTAGGCCAGTATATATAATCTTCTTCACTTTTTGCTAGATTATATAAGAAAGGCAATATCACTTTTTCTAATTCTTTAAATCTTGCCTTTGTTTGTTCATCTGTTATTTCTTTTGTAACAGTATCTTTTTCAGCAACTATCTGCATGACTTCGTTCATCATACTTTTTATAGATGATACATCAGACTTAACTTTTGCTAATTCTAAGTTAGTCTCTTTGTTCTCACCTACTACCACCTTTTCTTCTACTGGTTTTTGATTGACTGGTGTAAAACCATAATCTTGGTCTAAATCAAAACCTCGCATATAATCAGGTATATCTGCCATTACTTCTTCCTCTTGTTCATGTGTTTTTCAACAACTTGTTTGGTCTTTATATCTTTGATAGACTTGTTGCCATGTCTCTCTGCAAGTGCTGACCTAGGATGTGCTTCTGCGATTCTGGATAGATTTTCTTTCCAACCAGAATCACTTTTAATACTTCCGACACCTGCAACTATATTTATACCTGTGTGAACTTGTTCAACATCAGGATTATCTTTTAGATACTGTTCTTTCTCAGATATTTTCAATATCTTATCTTCAACAACGCCTGTAACTTTATTGTGAAAAGTATATGTTGGCATTATATTTTAAAATGTTTATTGATTATATCTATTCTTTCTTCATTAGTACATATCTTGTCTAACTCTGTTTGAATAGCAGCTAAAACATCAGGATGTTCACCTATGCCAGCAGGGTTACTGAGATATACTTCAACATTTGCTTTTGCCTTTAGTATCTCACCCTTTGCATTTTGAACTAAACCTTCTAATATTGTTTCTTTTATCATTTTTTCTCCCTAACCTACAAAACCATCTCCTGGTTTCCAGTTACATGCCGTTAAACCACCTGCCTTTAAAGCATTAACTGTATTTATTATCTCATTAATATTTCGACCTGTATCTAGAGCATTTACAGATACATGTTGAATAGTATCGTTTTCATCACATATGAATGTTGCTCTTAAACATAATCCTTCACGACAAGAAACACCTAATTCATTTGCTAAATGTAATCCTGAATCTGCGGCCAATGGATGTCTGATATCACTAATTAAACTGTTATCTTCTTTCCATGCCTTTTTACAAAACTCATTATCACCACTTATACCCATTACATTTAGTCCCTCATCTAGAAGTTTATCCATTTCTTTTATTTCTGTCGGACATATAAATGTAAAGTCTTTAGGATAAAAATAATAGACTGACCATTTACCTGCCTCGTCATTTTCTCCTGTAAAGACCTCATCTAGGGAATTATCCGGCATACATGCTTGTAAACTGTATGTCGGAAATGTATCACCAACTGTTTTCATAATTTACTCCTAATGTAAAATAATATGCCAGAATAATACTACGGCAGATACAAAAAGAAAT